CTCTAAATCCTGAACCAGTTAATCTAGAATGGTTAGTTGAGACAACAGAAAAGTTTTGTAAAGACCGTTCTATTCACAATGCAGTTTTAAATGGCATACAAATCATAGATGGTAAAGATAAGAACCACACACCAGAATATCTTCCAGAGTTATTATCAAATGCTCTCTCAGTATCTTTTGACCAGAAAGTTGGTCATGATTATCTACTTGAGTCAAAAGAACGATATGAGTATTACAATAGAAAAGAAGAAAGACTAGAATTAGACCTAGAGTTTTTTAATAAGATTACAAGAGGTGGTATCCCAAGTAAGACTTTGAACATTTGTCTTGCAGGTACTGGTGTTGGTAAGACAATGTTTATGACCCACCTTGCTTCATCTGTTTTATTACAAGGTAAAAATGTATTGTATATAACTTTAGAGATGGCTGAAGAACGTATTGCTGAAAGAATAGACGCAAACTTATTGAATGTTGGCATGAGTGATTTAGAAGAATTGCCTTATAAGATGTATGAAACAAAGATAAATAAATTGCAAAGTAAAACAACAGGCACATTAATTATTAAAGAATATCCTACTGCTACTGCTCACACAGGTCATTTTAAAAACTTGATTAGTGAATTAGCATTAAAGAAATCTTTTAAACCTGATATCGTATTTATTGACTATTTAAATATTTGCACTTCATCTAGATTTAAGTCTGGTGCAAATGTAAATAGTTACACCATGATTAAAGCAATTGCTGAAGAGTTGCGAGGTCTTGCTGTCGAACATGATATTCCTATTTTCTCTGCTACTCAAACAACACGAGGTGGTTTTGTGAGTAGTGATGTAGGTCTAGAAGATACCTCAGAAAGTTTTGGTCTTCCTGCAACAGCAGACTTTATGTTTGCTTTGATTAGTAGTGAAGAACTAGAAGAAAAGAACCAGATAATGGTCAAACAATTAAAGAATAGATATAACGACCCAACTGTAAATAGAAAGTTTATACTTGGTGTTGATAGGTCTAAAATGCGTTTCTATGATGTAGAACAAAACGCACAAAACGATTTAGTTGATAGTGGTCAAGAGACATTATCATCTAATGATAAATTTAAAAAACTGGGACAGTTCTCAGATTTTAAAGTATAACCATAACCTTAAGGAGATAAAATAACATGGCTATAAAATTAGACGATAAGTGGTATGATGAAACTCAATTTACACCAGAAATAAAACAAGCAATAATTCAGGTATCAAGATATCATAAACAAGTTACTAGTTTAATGCAAGATGTACAAAATGCTAAGATTATCATTGCTCATCATGCAAAGTATATTCAAGACAATGTACCATCATCTGCTGAGGTTGAAGAACCTAAAGCTGAAGAAGGTCTCAAATATACTGAAGAAGCAGAAACTCTAAATGAGGAGTAAGTATGAAAAAAGTGGTCGCAAAGAAACATAAAATTTCTTACGAGATGAAACTCGTTAAGAGAAAAAGTAAAGTTCGCTGGTTAGTTATTGAAAGACCAACTGGTAGCATAATTACTGAATCTGAATTTGAAGATGAAGCACAAAAGGTTTGCGACCATCAAAACAAACATAAACAATGGGAAAGTCAAGGAGGGGTCGTTAGACACCTAACACTAGGGACAATATAATGAGTGATATGAATAAACAAAGTAAAAGGTTTTATGAAATTTTAGATGTGATAAAAGAATTGCACGATAAGAAAAGACATGATTATGGTGCAAATGAAGATATCTTTGCTAACTTTCGATTATCAGAATTATCAGGTATTACTGCTTGGAAAGGTTCTGTTGTTCGTATGGGTGATAAGTATGCTCGTATAAGTAATTTCATCAAGAAAGGTGAATTTAAATTTAAAGAAGAGGGCATTAAAGATACCTTAATGGACATGGCAATTTATAGTTTAATTACCATGATACTATTTGAAGAGGCAGAAGAACAGGAGAAAAAACATGACGAAAGTAATTGATATGGGAAGTGTGGTCGAAGGCGATAACACTTCTCTAGAAGAATCAGGTATCGAAGTAACTGAAAATAAATTTGGTATTGAATCAATAGGCGACCCTGAGAAACCTAGTAAGTTTGAGATTACAGATACTAAAACTGGTAAAGTTTTTACAATAAGTGCTGATGCTTTAACGGGTGGCGATTTTCATGAAATCATACGACATACAGATGATACAATATCTCAAAACGATATCAAAAGATATTATGAAAGTGCTTTAGAAAAATTAAAGTTACATCATCAAACTGACGTAGATTATTTGAGCGCTTCTCTATATCAGAAAATTAACTTAGATGAAGATTGGGTTAAAGACCTTTGGGAACAAGTAAACCCTGGTATTGACCTTATTGATTCTTATATTGATATATATAATAAAAGCACTAATAAAGTTTACCCTACTGCTGAAGTAGGCAACATGTATACTATTATTGTAAACTTAGCACCAGACTTTCAACCAGAAGATGGTGGTACACTAGATTTTTGGACACCTAATTTTACAGATGAAATGAAAGCAATATCAATTAATACACCTTATGGAATTAATGGTGACCCAATTGTGAACATTGTGAAATCATGTTGGCCAAGACAAGGTCGTGTCATAGTCTTTGACTCAAGAATACCTTATAGTCTAAGGTCCGTTGAACGTGATACAAGTAATGTATTAGTAGTATTCAAAGGCAAGTCATTTCCTAAATAATGCTTGACAAATCGGCTCTACTAGTATATAAATAGTAGCATGGCTGACGCAAGAGACACAAAAAAACAAGAAAACGGTTCACTCGTTTTCTTTCAAGAACTCATAGAAAAAGGTAAAGAACCTACAATATCATTCGTAGAGCAGAAGGCATATCCAGATATGCCAGCTCTATGGTATTACTATTATCAATTACAAGGTAAAGCATTAAAACAATATCTAGGTAATGAAAAAGATTATGCTTATAGTAGAGATGATGGTATCATGCCTATTTTAGAAGATGCAGCTAAAAACATGGGTGTTACTACAAAAGATAATTGGAACCCTATGGATATTGTTATGGTCAAAAAACGAGAAGAAAACAAAATCATAGACCAAGTTAAAAAAATAAAAGATGCTAGTGATGAAAAAAAGGCAAAGTTAGAAAAGTTAAATCTACTTATGCAAGAATTATTAGTTAAGAAAGTTTTAATTCCTATCTCACTAAAAGGTCTAACAAAGAATAGTAAACAAGCAAAAATAGAAGAAGCTAATTTAGGTAAGAAAAAACAAATTAAATTTAAATTAAAACCAAATAGTTTGAATTGTGATTTAGATATGGAGAAACCTCCACTATTTGATACAGGAGAGTTTTCATTAAGATTTTTTGCAGGTGAATCAGAATATGCTTTACAGGTTAGAAGTTTTAGATATTCTAAACCAACAACTGGACCTCAAACTGATATAACACCAAAGAGTGGAGGTGCAAAATTAGGTAAAGCATCTGTAGAAGCCACACGACCTTTTCTAAAAAAACTAGGATTAGATTTACCTCCTTCAGTAGTAAAAGACCCTATGATAGATACATCAGGTAAATTTACTCCACAACAAATAGATTTTTGGACTAATTTTTACGATAAAATAAAAGATGTTAAAATTGAAGGACAGAAAGTTAATTGGGATGCACCATTAGTATACGGAGATAGAAAGTCTAGTTTTAAAAATAACTTAATAACAGGTTTAAATAACTTTGAACGAGATAGAAATACGTTAGGAAGAATATTCTCAAAACTACACGCTCTAAGAATGATTGCTTTGTATCAAACAATATCTCAAAAAGGACAATTTGATAAGTGGTTAGAAACTTTATATTATGGGGCTAAAAAAGAATTTAGTAATTTAAACGGCCCTTTTATAAAAATATTCTAATATCCATGAAATTGCCGTCTCAGGGCCGCCCGCTAGGCGGCGTTAAGAGCTGTTCATGTATGATAGTACCCCCTAATTTTAGTCATTTTGGTACAGCTTGATTTTTATAAATAGTTGTGTTATAATATATACATTAATGGAGAGAGTGCGTAATGCAGAAATTTCAAGATTATCTTGTAGAAGATAAGAATACACATCTTGAGCATTTAGAAGACGAAATAATTAACAATGGTAGCAAAGGTGCTAAAACAGCCATTGAATTTCTGAAGTCTATCAAACAAATGTTACAGGGAGGGTCAGGTGGATCCACAGTTTCAGTAAAATGGGACGGGGCGCCGGCAGTCTTCTGTGGTATCAATCCAGAAAACAAAAAGTTCTTTGTTGGCACTAAATCTATATTTAATGTTACTCCTAAAATAAACTATACAAATGCTGATATTAGTAGAAATCATAGTGGTGAACTTGCAAACAAACTAAAGATTTGTTTAAAACTTTTACCATCTCTAGGTATATCAGGAATCTTACAAGGCGACTTACTATTTACAAGTGGTGATAAAAAGACTGCTACAGTCGCAGGTCAAAAGTCAATCGTATTTACACCTAACACTATTACATATGCTGTGCCTGTTGTTAAAACAGGATTACTTGGTAGTTCTCTATACAGTAGTATTGATAAAGCACAACTTGGTATTATATTTCATACATCATACTCAGGCAGTAAAATGGCATCTCTAAAAGCATCTTTTGGCGCTAGCGTCAGAAGTTTAAAAAAGAATAAAAATGTATTCTTTGATGATGCAACTTACAAAAGAGCTGATACTGCAGCTTTTAATTCTAACGAAGAGAAATCATTTGATGCTGTTATTAGAATGGCAGAGGGTTCTGCTTATAAGGCAGGTGCGTTTATTGATAAACTAAAAAAAGATACTGGTCCTTTATCTCTTGGTGTTCAACTTAAAACATTTTTTAATACTTACATAAGACAAGGTACAGCGATTACAAATACATCAAAGTTAGCAAATAATTTTGAAGTGTATTTTAGAAACAGATTAAAAAAAGAAATTGATAGTAAAAAAACTGATAAGGCAAAACAAAAGTATGAAGAGATACTAGAAGCAGGAATGAAAATATTAAGACCAAATAGAGATGGTCTATATTTTGCAATTGCAACATACATAACATTTCAAACAGCGAAGGCTGTATTACTAAAAAAATTAAATACAATACAAAGTATTGGTTCATTTCTAAGAACAAAGAATGGATACAAAGTTACAAATCCAGAAGGATATGTGGCAATACAAAAAGGTGGTGCTGTTAAGTTAGTTGATAGATTAGAATTTAGTCAGGCAAACTTTAACATGGCCAAAGATTGGGTAAAAGGATAATGAAATCACTAAAACAATTTTTAGAAGCAATTGAGATTGATATGCCTATGACTCGTATCATAATGATTGGTGGACCTGGTTCTGGTAAATCAACTTATTCAGAGTTCTTAAATAAACATTTTAAAATACCTCATATCTACATGGGTGATATGATGA